GCAAGCCCAAGCTCTTAAAGAGCAGAAGCTTGTCTATCGCGGTGTGGCTTACCTTAAAAGCCGCTAAGTAGTTCTGTAATTGGGAGGTGCAAATCCTCCCTTAGCAATTGGTTAGAGCCGGTACGCCGATACCTCTGACCGTCATGACGGTGGGATAGACCACAAAAATTTTTCAAACGTTTGAAGCTTGTCTAAATAATTTTTATCCATAGAAATGGCTTTTCAATCTTCTACAAACCCCGCGCAACTTACGCGCCCGGGTCAATCTAATAGCACGGGTGACGCCCGCGCTCTTTACCTGAAGCTCTTTTCAGGTGAAATGTTCAAAGGGTTCCAGCACAATGCTATCGCCCGTGATTTGGTGATGCGCCGTACTCTTCAGAACGGTAAGTCTTTACAGTTCATCTACACAGGCCACACCAAAGCTGAATTTCATACGCCTGGAAACAGCATTTTGGGTGATACCAACAATGCACCTCCGGTTGCAGAGAAGACGATCACGGTCGATGACCTGTTGATCAGCTCTGCATTCTTGTATGATCTCGATGAAACCCTGTCACACTATGACATGCGTTCTGAGATCAGCCGTAAGATCGGCTACGCTCTTGCACAAAAGTATGATCGTCTGATCTTCCGTGCCGTTACTCGTGGTGCACGTGCTGCTTCTCCAATCACCAAGTCCAACTATGTTGAGCCAGGTGGTACTCAGATCCGTGTCGGTTCTACTGGCACTGCTGCTTCTGATGCATACAGTGCTGCTAAGCTTGTAACCGCTTTCTACGATGCAGCTGCTGCACTCGATGAAAAAGGTGTGTCTCAAGATGGACGTGTGGGTGTACTTAACCCCCGTCAGTACTATGCACTGATCCAAGACATCGGTTCTAACGGACTGGTAAACCGTGATGTCCAAGGCTCTGCGCTGCAAGGCGGCGAGGGTGTTGTGGAGATTGCTGGTATCAAGATCTTCAAGTCAATGAACATTCCGTTCTTCTCTCAGTACGGTACCAAGTATGGTACTGGTTCTGCCACGAACCCCGGTGTAGCCGATCCTGGTAACACTGGTTCTTTCGTGTCTGAAGCTGTTGAAGATGCTGCTAACGATGTTACTGGTATCAACAACGAGTACGGTGAAGAAACCGAATTTGCTAACAGCTGTGGCCTCATCTTCCAACGTGAAGCTGCTGGCTGTGTGGAAGCTATCGCTCCTCAGGTGCAAGTCACCAGTGGCGACGTGTCCACAATCTACCAGGGTGACGTGATCCTGGGTCGTCTCGCCATGGGTGCAGACTACCTGAATCCCGCTGCTTCTGTAGAACTGTTTGCCGGTACTGCTACCAAGCCTGCCGCATTCTGATATTTTCTATATGGGAGTCCTTTCGGGGGCTCCTTTTTTTTAATTCTTTATTGAGAATAATACTCATTTGCAACTATGCCTTACCTAACTACTGGCTCCACTGAACTTAAAGCTGTTAATCAGATCCTGGCGTCAGTTGGTCAGGCTCCTGTTACCACACTGACAACTGAAGAAACTCTCATTATTAACGAGGTCTCTCGATTTACTGGTTCCATTGCAAGCACCACACTAACCACTGAAACTGCTAACATTCCTGTTGGTACTTACATTGGTGGTACTGGTGTTACTGATGGTACATCTATTGCAGTAGCTGGTGTAGAAGCAACACCTGCCACTGATCCTGTTACGTTTGACTACACTGTGAATATTTCACAAACCGTATCATCTCGTACATTGACTCGTAATGAGGTTACAACCAGAGTTGAAACCCAAACCAACCCGGACGTTGCGATTGCACTCAACACCCTTAGAGAGGTGTCACGTGAGGTACAGAGCGAAGGCTGGACTTTTAATAAAGAATTTGATTATACACTTACTCCTAACTCGGACAACGAAGTTTTGATTCCTGATGACATGCTTCAGGTTGATCTGAACATCTCATCTAAGAGATTTAATAATCGTCAGTTCGATAGTATTAACCGTGGAGGTAAACTCTACGACCGTATCAAACATACTTACAAGTGGACTGACGCTAGTCTTAAGGTTGATATCTTGTGGTATTTTGAGTGGGCATATATCCCTGATCCTATCCAAGCATTTATTGTAGCACGTGCTGCTTCTATCTTCTCTAGTCGTACCATGGGTGATCCCAACCTGTACCAGATTCTCCAACAAAAGGAAGCATTTGCACGGGCTATGGCTATGGAGTATGAGTGTAACCAAGGTGACTTCTCCTTCTTTGGTGAACCTCAGGGAGAGAACTATTACAATAGCTATAAACCGTTCCATACTTTGCAACGCTAATGCCAGCAATAACACAACAGATCCCTAATTTTCTTGGTGGTGTATCCCGCCAAACTGACGACAAGAAACTAATCAACCAGCTGACTGAGTGTGTTAACGGTTACCCTGACCCTACATTTGGTATGCTGAAGCGTCCTGGCATGAAGCACACTAACGTGCTGAAGAAGGCTAATGGTACTGCATTTACCAAGACTGAGTTAGCAGATGCAGCATGGTTCTTTATTGACCGTGCTACTGCTGGTTCCTACATTGGTGCTATTAAAGGTACTAACCTGTTTGTATGGACTGCTGCTGAAGGTACGTTTTGTACAGTGACAAACACTGGTACAGGTTACCTGACTGGTACTAAGCAGGATGACTACCACTTCCGTAGTATCCAGGATACCACTATCATTGCTAACAAAACTGTTACCACTGCTATGCAAGCAGCTGGTACGTTTGTAGCTAACTCACAGGGTACCCTAAAACTTCTCACTCTTGACGGTGGTGATATTTGTAAGGTAACTATTAAGGGTACACCTACTGGTACAGCACATACTGCTACAGCAACAGCGCAAGGTGGTGCTACTTTTACTACATTCTTGACTGGTACACATGCTACTCATGACCTACTTGGTGCTATCAAAACACTTCTAGAAGCTAGGCAAACTGCTAGTGATACCCAGTTTAACGGTAAGTGGTACATCAATTCTTTTGCTAATAGTATTACTATCCGTAAAACTACTGAAGCTAACGCAGTTGTAGTAGACCAAGAACCTGGTGGTAGTGTTACCTATTCAGCATTTAGCCTTAGTGCTGTTGGTGGTGCCTTAAACAACAGCCTAGAAGCATCTCAGGATGATGTGACTAACGTATCTGAACTACCCCAGGAGTCATTTCACACCCACAACCTAAAGATTCTAAACAGTGATACTGAAGATGATGATTACTATCTGAAGTATGTTGCTGCTGATGGTGTCGGTGGTAAAGGTTATTGGCAAGAGGCTGTTGCACGTGATGTGTCACCTGGTCTTAATAATGCCACTATGCCACATGAACTGGCTAACACTGGTGCTACTACCTTTACGTTTGGTCCTATCGCCTACAAGAATCGTCTAACTGGTGATGATAATACCAACCCTCAACCATCTTTTGTTAGTAAAAAGATTAGTTCTACTTTCTTTTACAGCAATAGGTTCGGTGTGTTATCTGAGGATAACGTTATTTTTGGTGTTGCTAATGATAACTTTAACTTCTTCTCTAAGTCTGCACTGACTCAAGTTGACTCAGACCCTATTGACCTGAACGTATCTAGTGTACGTCCTGTTACTCTGTCTGACGTTCTACCGTCACCACAGGGCTTGCTGTTGTTCAGTGAACGTCAGCAGTTCCAGGTGTATGCTACAGATGCAAGTATCCTGACACCTACCTCTGCTGTTATCCGTACGCTATCTAACTATGAGATGGCTACTAATGTACAGCCTGTAGACATCGGTACTACTACTGCATTTGTCAGCCGTGTGCCTGGTTACAGTAAGCTGTTTACTATGGCTCTCCGTGACGTTGAACAAACACCAGTGGTGATTGACATCAGCAAAGCTGTGCTAGAGTGGATTCCTGATACTGTAGATGACCTAACTGTCAGCCCTCCTAACTCTATTGTTATGTTGGTTGACCGTGATACATCCTACTTGTACATGTACCGTTTCTATAACAACGGTAAGGAGGATCTATTCCAAGCATGGGTGAAGTGGGAGTTACCTGGTACTATACAAGCTGCACGTATTATTAATGATGCAGTTACTGTTGTATCACAGCAGGAGGATGAATATACCATTGGTACTATTGAGTTAGATGAACTACCATCTGGTAACATCCTAGCTACATCTACTAGCTTCATTGGTAATGTACCTCTTGATATGGCTACCCGTCCTGTCAAGCCTCATGCGTCCGTTGATGCAGTCGTATATGACTCTACAAACGACATTACCAAGGTCTATGTACCTTATACACCAATCGATGATAAGGACGCTGTAATGCTCCTTACAGTGCCTACAGCAGATGATGGTACTAATGCTGAGATAGACTCAGACCAGGGTTACTGGGCTAAGGCTATTGAGCGTATTGAACCTTCTACTAACTATAGATACTTTGAAGTTAAAGGTAATTTTACTGCCTATGCTGATGGTATTGTAGTTGGTTATGGTTATGACCTAGAGGTTGTACTACCTAAGTTTTACCTTAGGACAGAGCAGGGAGCTGATTACACAGCTTCTCTGACCATTGCTAGGATTAGAATGTCTGTTGGTCGTACTGGTGCTATTCGGTTTAAGGTAAAACCGACTGGCTCTAACGAATGGAAGAATGTAGAACACACTGCAGAAGGTGATATTTACTCTGGTGATACTAATCCTGTAGTACAGGAACGTGTGTTTACCTTACCTATCCATCAACGTAACACTAATTTTGAACTTAAAGTGACAAGTGATTTTCCATACCCTGTATCGTTGGTGTCGATGATGTGGGAAGGTAACTATTCAACCAAGTATTATAGGAGGGCTTAATTATGGCAGCAACATGGGCTGCTGTTAGTGCTGTTGCAAGTATTGCAGGTGGTATTTTTGGTGCTAGTTCTGCATCAAAGCAAAACGCTGAGGCTAGAAGGGCTCAACAAGAGCAGCAAAAAATTGCTAACGAACAAGCTAAAATTACTAACGAGTATAATAAAACAGCGTTTGACGCCGAACGTAAAGACTATTTTGCTGCTCGTGAGTTTCAGTATTCAACTGCTGTTAAACAGTGGAAGTATGATACCGAGATTCAAGACTACCGTTATGTACAAGATGTAAAAGCTTATGATGCTTCAGTTTCAAACTATGGTCAGCAGACAGTGTTTAACAACGTTGCATATCAAGCTGCCAAAGAATCTAACCAAGCATCATATAACGAACTATTAGCTGGTGTTGCTTTTGAAGGAGAAAGTACATTGGTTCAGAACCTGGAGGCAGCAGGTAAAGCTGCTTTAGGTCAAGCTGGTGCTTCTCGTGGTAAGGCACTACAAGCTTTAGCAGCTAAACAGGGACGTGATCTTTCTGTTCTTCAAGCAAGTCTTAAAAGCAGCGAGCAGGAATACCGTCGTGGTAGCTTTGATCTTGCTTTGCAAAAATATGGTGCAGACATGCAAGCTAAGGCTAACCTCATGATTCAACCTGATCGACTGCCTGAACTTATTGCTCCTGAAATGGGTCCAGAACGTACCTTTGTTGAACCAGCTAAAGTACTACCTGGTGCAATTCCTCCCGCTAAATATACAAACCCAATGCTACCACTTATTGGTGGAATTACTTCTGCAGCTAATGCAGGTCTTGCCGCATCTACTTCATAACAAATTATGGCACGTCAATTTCAAGGTGCTGCAAAGGGACGTGGGTTTAATCCTGTCCCAATCAGCAGCACAAACATTACTAGGATGCGGGAAGAAAATGAACGTATCCTTCGCGGCATGAAAGAGCGGCGAGAATCCGAACGTAGAAATGAAGAACGTCAGCTTAGCGAAATGCAGTCTGACGCTTCTTACTACGAGAAGGTTCGCAACCGCGACTTTAAAATTGCAGATACAAATTTATCAAACGAAGCAAAGCAACTCCAGTATAATGAAGCTGAACGTGTTGCTCAGTATAATGCCTCAACAGAGGCTATGTCTCAGATCTTTACAGACGTAGCTAAGTTTAGTGCAACTGCAGGTAGACTTGCTCAAAAAGCACAGGACGAACGAGACAAGGAAAACCTTAAAAGGGCAAAACAGATACGTGAACGCAACGGTCCCCTTGACTTGACTCAAATTGAGTTTAACAAGGGTATGGATGCAGAGGCTTATGCACGTGAAGTGATGGGAGCCACTGTAGAACAGATGCGAGCTGCCGGCGCACCTGAACATGAGATCCAAAAGATTCTTAACTTGGGTGTCAAAGGAAGTGTAGCTTATGTTGCATATGATGCCAAGCTACGTACTGAAGCTGAATGGCCTTCCTTTAGGGCTGAGTATGCACGTGAAAACGGTATTGATTTAAGTAAACCTGAACTTACAGCTGAATGGCTTCCTGAAGCTTGGGCTACCTTTGAAGAAAAACTAGGCTGGACTCAATTTTCCCCTGAACTTTTAGGAACTGCTCTTGACGCTAAAGGTGTAACTGACAAAACTTTCGTCTCAGGTATCACCACTCTAGCTACTGAAAATATCAAAGCTGAGAACATTGAAGGGATTACCAATATGGCTTTGGCTAATTGGGATCTAGAAGGTCAGCAAGCGTTCCGTGAAATATCAAGGGTTACAGGATCTTACACTCAAGCCCACCAATGGGTTGGTAAGATTGCAGGGTCAATGGATGCTAACGGTGAGTTTTTCCTTAAAGATTCTCAATGGAAGAACTTTAGTGTGATGCCTGATGGACAACCTTACTACGTTGATCCAGGCACAACTATCACTGTTAATGGTAAGAAATTTACTCAAGGCAGCCACCAAGGTCGTGGTCTTTCTATCCTAAATGCTAGGGAAGATAAGCGCCGTAAATGGAACACTGGTGTGTCTACTGATGAACGTCAATCATATCAGGAAGAATCTAGATCATGGCTCCGTCATATTGTTGTTGATGGTAACAATACACCTGAAGATCTTGCAGCTGCTGCTGAGTCTTTTAAAGACAACGTACAAGGTAAACCTGAATGGTTGAGTAACTTAGAATCTGCTGGTGATCCTGCTAATGCTGAAAGCAACGCTAATTTGATTACCATGGCTAAAGACCTTGAAGCTCGTGGTATGCTAAACCAAGGCTTGGTTGATAAGATCTATCAGTATGATCCAGTACAGGCTAACACTCTGCAAGAATCACTCAACAAACAAAACCCATTCTTGCAAAGTGATTCGTACGTTGACCTTCGTAAAATTACAACTAACTTAACTAAAACCACACTACCTGGTGGTGGTTTGTCTACCGACACTGCGACCAGCTATATCGCTGCGGGCAAGTTAGGTAAGATTTACGACGCGGATGTACAAGCTAGGGTTGCTAACGGTGAATCTATTGAACAAGCAGCACGTAATTCATCTAAATTTATCTCCGACCAAATTACAAGAGATGCTAATAACCCAGATGGTACATTTTACCGTGAGTATAATGCTGCTCTTGGTGTATATGAATACCCTAAATTAATAGATGCAAATGTAATTTCTATTGTAGAAAAAACTACAACTGAAAAAACAATGTTTGCTGAAAAAATAAATAGCGGTGATGTTAATAATTTATTTAAACCTGAAAATAAAGATAAAGTTATGACTGATATTGATTTCAATGCTAACGTTGCCAGCATGTTAAAACCTGGCTATACATACCCTGCAAGGGTACAAATGGTTGCAGATAAGACCGGAAAAAGTCCGTTTTCTATTATGCAACATATTGCAGCTTCTAAAGGTATGCCAGCTATTGAACCACCACAATCAATGAAACAGCTTGGGATGTATTCTCCTAAGGCACAAGCATTGGTTAATAAGTTTAGCTATAATGCTAATGCTCGTGGTAACGGTATTGGTATGAGTGAAATTGGTACTGGTTGGAACTCGGGTGCTGTACCTGACAACCTCCGTGAATTCTATCGTACCAGTGCAGAAAGGCATGGTGTTTCTCCTGCTGAAAACTCTGCAATGGGTGAAATTGAAAGTACTCATGGTAAGTATTCTGTTAGTTATAATGGTAGTTCTTTTGGTGTGATGCAGATTAACAAATCCGCACACCCTGCTTTCTTTGCCAAATATGACGGTAAAAACGATCATTCCGCTAACATTGACTACGGGACTCAATACTATGCAGGGTTAAAGAGACAGTACAACGGTGATATGATTGCAGCTGCTATGGCATACAACGCTGGTCCTGGTAACTATGACTTATATATTGCCGGTAAAGGAAATCAAATTCCCCCTGCAATACTTAACGAGATGCTAAATCACGGTAGAAAATTTGCCACCGCATATTACAAATACAGTGGAGATAATTCTCTACTACAAAATCCTATTCTCCTTAGAAAATAACTTATGGAATACGATCCCCTTGAGGCGTTCCAGGCAGGCGAAGGTGACCTTGAGCTGACAGAAGAAGCTGCAGCTGAGGTTGCCCAACGTCGTGCAGCGGAAGAAGTTGCTGCACAGCCTCCTTCTACGGAAGTAGTAGAACAGCCCCAACAACCCGAGGTATCTACGGAACCTCAAATAGAAGAACCGGCAGGTTTACAACCAGTAGAAACCAGTCCTTTTAGAAACCCAGACGGCACACTTAACTACGAAAAGCTTGATCAGTATGGTCGTGAAAAAGACCTTGACGTAGTAGCTGGTCTTGCTGACTTTGGTGTCGAAACTATAAACTTTGCACTTAGAACAGAACTACCTAAATTACCTAAATTTGAGAACGACGTTGCACAAGCTGTTAGACAGATTTCCTCTGTTATGCTTCCTACCTGGGGTGTTGGTTCTGCTATCAAATCGGTTACCGCTGCTGCTAAAGCACGTACAGGTTGGAGTATTGGTAATACACCTTTCTTCCGTTTTCTTGGTGATCGTACTGCTGAAACTTTAGGTAGTCTTGCTGTAGGGCAGGTTAGTGCTGAGTATGAAGGAGACAACATCCTTGGTATAGTCAAGCGTGCTTTACCTCCTCAATATGATTTTATCCCTGACTCTCTCGCTACACTAGATGGCGGATCACCGGATGATAATCGCCGCAAAAACCAACTACAAGATATTGGTCTTGGCACAATACAGGTGTTTGCTGGTTCTTTTGGACGGCTTGTAACTTCTATGGCTGGTGAAACCACTACCCAACTTGCTATTAACCGTCTTGTCGGTAACTCTAAAGCATCACGTAAATGGCTTGAAAAAGCTACACCTATAAAACCATCAACAGTAGAAGAGTCTGTTGAGCTTGGGATGGTCCGCCTGGACGATGCCCTGGACGAGGTTGGGCAGTACAACTTGTACAAAAATTCTCAAATTGATGAACCCGTGAAAGGTGTTCATGATATGTTTGATTACAATGAAATTGGTGTACGTACTGTTGACGACTTTGGTGTTGTTGGTGCTAGTATTGACCAATCACGTATTGCCCGTAACCTAGACTCTGTTGATGGTCGCATTGGTAACATCATCTCTGAACCTGCTATTAAGTATGGTCTTAGTGGTGAAGGTAATGTAGATGAGGTTGTCCTTGGTCTTGCTAGGCAGCTTAACGAAGCTGGTGACATTGGTATGGAAGGTAGAAATTGGAAGATCAGCCTTGACGATCAGATCGATGATACTCTTGACATTACAGCAAACCTGTTTGATCCTCGTATGAGTCGTGCAGATGTTGATCGTATTGTTCAACCTCTGATTACACAGGACGATACTGGTAAACAGGTACTGAGTGAAGAAGGTTTTGGTATTATCTCCAAGGCTATCCGTGGATTTGGTGAGGACATCACTGCTATGGATGCTACTCGCGCTCACTCATTGCTTGCAGGTTCTCTGTCTGGACGTATCTCTGACCTTTCAGAAGGTATGCGTTTAATGGATGGTACTGCTGCTGTTGAAGCTGGTAATGAAAAAATTATTGATTTGATGAAGTATATGGTGCAGCTTACTGGCTCAGCAGATTACTATAAGAATCGTAAGTTAGACCTATTAGCTCTTGCTAAGAGGGGTTTTAAAAACATTAGTGGTTACAACGAAGCTACTGTTGCAAATGCTGATGAAATTGGTCGTCATCTTTTCGACAAAGCTGAACGGTTTGGTACTACTTTGGCTGGTATTGCTGAAGTAAAACCTAAACTAATGCGTCAATTCCTGATGGCTTATGAGCTGACAGATGGTAAAGTTAGTACTATTAAAGAACTTAACCAATACCTTTTTGATAAAACTGTTAATCTAGGAAAAGCTATTTATGATCCTAACCCTGAAGTAGATAACAAACTGCTGTCTGGTGTTTGGTCTAATATCTATGCTTCTTACCTGTCTGCATTTAAAACACCAATTCAAGCACAACTTGGTGGTATTGGTGGTCTTATCTCTAAACCTACTACACACTTTCTGGGTGCTATGGCACACCTTGACTTTAAGGCAATGCGGCGTGGATATCTAGCTTACGGGTCTATGGATGATTCGTTAAAGCGGGCTTTCCCTTATATGGGACAGATCTTTGCTAAAGCGTCAAGAAATGTAGACGATGTTTCTTCTGTTACTCGTCGAGATCTTTTGCTCAAAGGTGAGGGAGAGATGGATTTCTTGCATGAGGTTGCCAAAAGCCGTGCTGCTGAAGGCGAATGGGGTATGAGCTATATGGTCCAACGTATGGAAGAGATCCATGCTTTTAGCAAAGATCCTTTTGTCCGTTTTGGTCCTAATGGTTTGATTTCTACTGACGGTTTTACTGGTGCTATGACAGCTCATTCTGAAGCTTATTTTAGAGCTATGGATGAGTTTGTTGATGCTGGTAAGCCTCTTACTAAAGATACTTTGGCTCCTGTAGTTGAAAAATACTACAAGCAGATGTTTGACAGTAACGGTCTTATCAAAGATGAGGCAGCTACCTGGACAAATAATGAGTTGGCTTTGAACCTTAAGTCACCTATAATGGAAGGGATGAATAGTTTTGCAAATCATTTTACATTTATGAAACCGTTCCTTATGTTCCCGACCACTGGTGCTAACCGCATTACTATGTTTGGTAAGTATGGACCATGGGCTCCATTTCAAAATGACTACAACCAACTTGCTTTTACACCTCTTAAACAGCTTTTAGGTAACGAAGAGTTTATTGATGACATGCTGCGTCAACGTGGTGTTGACATTAGTACCATGTCTCCGTTGGCTAAAGCTAATCGTATTACTGACCTTAAGTATGAAGCCATGGGTCGTAAGGCTTTAGGTACATCTGCTGTTGCAGGTGTGTTTGGGTTTTTTAAAGATGACCGAATTACTGGTGATGGTCACTACGACAAAGAAACACAAGCTGCACGTGTTCGTCAAGGTAACTGGAAACCACGTAGTTTTAAAGGTTTAGACGGTAAGTATTATTCTTACAACTTCCTTGGTCCTCTTGCTGACTGGGTTGCACTTACTGCCAATACTTTTGATAACTTTGACACGCTTGGTCCTGTTGACATGCAAGCTAAACTTAATCAGTTGTCATTTGTTCTAAGTGCTTCTATTACTGACAACACTGGTCTATCTACTATTAGACCTTTGCTTGAAATGTTGAGTGGTAATGAAGGCGCAAGGATTCGTTTTGGTGCTGGTTTTATCAATGGTCTTGGACCTTTGGCTGGGCAACGTGGTGAGTGGAGTAGAGTCTTTACTGATGGTTTGAGGATTGTTGAACAAGATCTATTCTCCCAGTTAGGTAACCGTAATAGGTTTGCAGAAGGAGTATTGCCTCAAACTGCAGCTCCTTTTGTCTATAGCCCTGTAACAGGTAAAAAGGCAAACAGCTATGGCTTCTTGCAACGCGCTTGGAACGCAGTCAGTGCTATCCCTATCCATGCAGAATCTTCTCCTGAAGAAGAGTTTCTAAACCATGTAGAGTATGACATAAGTACTACCTTTAAAACAAAAGAAGGTGTTAAGGTACCAACTCCTATTCAATCTGAATTGTTTAGAATTATGGGTGAACAAGGTATTTTTGAGCAAGGTATTAAAGAAGTTAAGCGTAGTGTAAAAGGATGGGAATCTCTCAAATCTTTTGAAGAAATGCGTGACAAAGGTCAAGACGTTGATATTAAAAAGTGGCATAACATCCACGCTCGTTTACGTATCGCCCAACAGTTTGCAGAGCAATCTGCATATCGTGCTTTAAACCCTGAACTACAGCAACAGTTGATTACAGCTCAGGTTAAGGAGATGGAAAAAGATCGGGCTAATCAGCTTGGTCAACCTATTAATGAATCTTTAAACATTAGAAATTAACGAATTATGTCGTGTTCTGACGTACAAACAATTAAAGCCGGAGACGGGTCAAAGGTACAATTTTCTTTTGATTTCCCGTACATTTTTAAATCTGAGATCCACGTTTATTTTTGGAACGTAACTACAAAAGAATATGACGAGAAGCTCACGACTGATTCCACCTACCCCTGGCAGATTACTGATGCCAACCCTACTATTGTAGCATTTACAGGAACTGCTCCACCAGCTCCTACTGCTCCTACAGATCCTAATGAACCTACGGTTGACAATGTTAAGATCCGTCGTATTACTAAGGTAGAAGACATCCGAGCATTGTTTAACCCTGGTTCAGCTATTAGGTCTGATGACCTTAACAAGAACTTTGAGCAGCTGCGATATGCTGTTCAAGAGTCTAATTGTCAGGGTATCCCCGATGATGTTGATGCATATCTAAAGAACTATTATTGGAACAAATTTGATAGTACTGTCTACTCTACTGAGACCTGGGATTCTGATGATGACCAGGTAGCTACAACTCAAGCTATTGATGCTCGTATTGATAGTAAAGTTGATTCTGCTTTAACGCTTGACATTGCAGCTGCTGATGGTATTGTAGTTACTGATAACAGCCCTGGTTCAGGTCAGGTAACAGTCGGTATTGGTCAAGGTCAAGTTGACTTTGATCGTATTAAAGCGGAAGATGTTATTACATATGCCGAGCAGAATGCTGGTTCTCCATCAGCTGCTGACACCAATATTTTTACTGCTAGTGCTGCTGCACGACGTTTCGATACGTTGGTTCAAACTGGCACACCTTCTGGATCTGCATGGCAAACCGGTAAGACTTGGTTGCAAAACGATGCTGAGTTAACCCTTTCTGTTTGGAACGGTTCTACTTGGACTGGTATTGCATCTGGTGGTACGTTTATCAACCAACCTAAGGTTGTCTATGTTGACGCAAGCTCCGGTGCTGACACTAACGATGGTCACCGTATTAGCCGTCCTAAGCTAACTATTAAAGCTGCTGTTGAGCAGATTAACAATGATGCAACCTTTGGTAATGGTAGTGTTGTCGTAGTTGCTCCTGGTACATATCAGGAAGCATGTCCGATTGACATCCAGAAGTCTAACGTTTCTATTGTTGGTACTGCATTACGTAGCTGTATTATTCATCCTACGGTAGCAACTGAAAACAGTGTAATGTTCCGTGTTAACAGCGGTTCATTCCTACAAAACCTGACCTTTACTGGTATGAAGGCTGGTTCAGGTACTGGTAATACTTATGATGCTACCTTACCTTCTGTACAAGGTTGGAACATTGCGTTCTATCCTAATGCTACAATTATCAAATCACCTTACATCCAAAACTGTACTAACTTCTCAGACTCTGAGATTGACAACAGTAACATCAATGTAATTAGCCCTGGTGGTGGTGCAGCTGGAGACGTTGACTCAGCTCCTACTGGTGGTGGTATGTTGGTTGATGGTAATGCAGTTGCATCAACTAGCCCATTACGTTCTATTGTTTGTGATAGCTATACCCATGTTGGCCTTAATGGTCCTGGTTTACTTGTTACTAACAATGGTTATACTCAGTGTACCTCTAGCTATGCTTTCTTTAACAAGTACCATATTAAGTGTCTGAATGGTGGTCAGGCTAACCTGGCTGCATCGACTACTGACTTTGGTAATGAAGCTTTGGTTGCTGACGGTAAGTCTACTGCTGCTATCTTTACATCTAATGTTGATGGAGCAGCTGTTGATGGGGCTCCGACCTTTAATATCAACGCTCCTGCAGCGGCAGCAAGTTGGCATGGTACTGCTACTCGTCCACAAGGTAACATGCTTGTGACGGTAAATAGCATTACTTATCCAGTTCTGTCTTCTGTAGCTAGGACTGATACTGAAGGTGGTGCTGGTTGGACTGTAACCATTAGCCGACCAAACAGCAACAACAAATCTATTAACGATGGTTTGAATGGTGTTGTTGCAGATAACCTTGCTGTAGAATTCTTCCTACGCTCACAGATTTCTTCTAGTGGTCACACTATGGAGTATGTTGGTAGTGGTACTGATTACCGTGCATTACCTGAAAACGGTGGTGTACCTGATGACACTAAACAAGTTGTTGAAAGCAACGGCGGTAAGATCTGGACTGCAACTACTGACCAAAATGGTAAATTTAAAGTTGGTGATTTCTTTACTGTTGACCAGCGTACTGGTGTTTGTACCATTCCGCAAGGTAGCTTCTCTTTCCCAACTCTAATTGAAAATCTTGACACCAATAATTTTAGTATTGGTAACAGTGCTTCTAATGATCATGTAGATGTCACCGATGACATCGATATGAACACTCATAAGATTATCAATGTTGTTAACCCAGCTAGTGCACAGGATGCTGCTACTAAGGCTTATGTTGATGCTGGTGATACAACAAATGCTGGTAATATTACAACCAACGCAACTAATATTGCAACCAATGTAACCAACATTGCAACCAACACAACTAATATTGCTACTAACGTAACTAACATTGCTGCACGTCTGCCACTGGCTGGCGGTACAATGACTGGTGCAATTGTATTTAATGCTGGTCAGACCATTGCTGGATATACACCACGTACATCTGCAACTGGTTCTTCTAATCTTTCTGTTGGTACTACTGCACAACGTGATGGTAGTCCTGCAGCAGGTATGATCCGATATAACTCGACCCTTGGTCAGTTTGAAGGTTATGGGTCAGCGTGGGGAGCTATTGGTGGTGGTGCCACTGGTGGCGGTAGTGATACGTGGGCTGTCGAACATGACAACACGATCACACAATCGTA